GGTCGGCGGTGCAACAGGGGATTGAGGCTGCCGGGGTACAGCGGGGCATGTATCAAACGCTCACAAGAGAGCCCAAGCTAGTAGGCATTCCGTTCCGCCAGGTCGAAGTGACCACGGACAAGCTGACGCGGGCAATGCCCTGGCTGGCTCGGGCAGAGCAGAACATGATGGCGTTTGTGAGGGGGGCGTGGAACGCGGCATGGCTGGATGAGGTATGCGCGTTTCCAGAAACTTTGCACGACGATCAGATTGATGCCGTGAGTGGCGCTGTACAAATGTTGGGCCAATCACCGGCGTTTTACTACTGATGACAAAAAATCTTTGTGAATGGTGTGGCAAGCAATTCGCTATGAGGCCGAAGTGGCCGCATCAACGCTTCTGCTCAAAGCATTGCCGCAGGAAAAATGAGAACCGCCGAGGGCATCCAAAGCCGTTGCCGAGGGCTTGTCGTCAGTGTGGCCGATTGTTTACCCCGGCCAGGATGCCTCTGCAATTATATTGCAGCGCGACATGTAGAGGAACGCATTGGTATATCAACAATGTTCAAAAACCAGCACCGGCCAGAAAGTGTGCGCACTGTGGCGAATCGTTCAAGTCGCGTAGTTGGGTAAAGCAGTTTTGTTCTAAGGTCTGCCAACAAGCTGCATGGAGTAAGCGCAATCAATTCAAGATCAGGGAAGCCGGCAGAAAACACCGCAATGTGAAAAGGCCATTGATACCACCAATTTATGAGCCATGCGCCCAGTGCGGGGCAGTGTTTCATGTGCGTGCCGCAAATCAGGAATATTGCTCTCTGCGATGTAGGAATGCAGCGGCCTATGAAGCAAACAGAGAGCGTGAATTAGCGCGGGTGCACCGTCGCATAGCTCGCAAGAAAGCCGTGATAGATCGACTGACGCAAGAGCAAATAATTGAGAAGCTGGCCGTGGGCTACTGCTTCTACTGCGGTAGTGAAGAACGATTGACTTTGGACCATTTCATTCCGCTGATCAGGGGAGGAGCGACGGCTAGGGGCAATATAGTCATTGCATGTAAGGCATGTAATTCTAGCAAGGGAACGAAGATGCCTAACGAATATCTAGGTCAACTCTCGATGGAGCTGGCATGACCCTCATTGACAGGCTGAGAGAGGCAGTGCCATACATATTCCGTGGACAGAAGGGCGTCACCGGCTATCCGATGGGCAATGACGGGGTGGCGAGCTATCCAAAGACTGACTTCGAGACCCTTTCCAAAGACGGCTACGAGAAGAACGCGGTCGTGTATGCCTGTGTCAACGAACTGGCATCCAGCGCCTCAGAGGCCAAGCTGGTCGTAGAGCAGCGGGTCAAGGATGGCTGGGAGGAGAGGCCGGATCACCCACTGAAGGTACTCTTGGACAAACCCAACCCAGAGATGAGCGGGTACGAGTTCCTGTTTGAACTCACCATGTACGACAGCATCGCAGGCAATATGTTCTACGAGAAGGAGCGCAGCAAGGCGGGCCGGGTAGTGGGCCTGTGGCCCATGTGGCCCCAGAGGGTGACGATTCTCGCCGTGGATTCTAAGCCGGGGCAGCGGGTCAAGAGAACGGTAGAGGCGTATGAGTGGACAAGTGGAACCGACAAGATACGATTGCCCGCTCAGGACGTGATTCACTTCAAGCGACCGCACCCACGCGAAAAGCTGTGGGGCTTCCCTCCGCTGGCCGCAGCCGCCAGGGAGGGGGATACGGACAACAGCGCCACCGATTTCGTCAATGCCTTCTTCACTAATGCGGGTGTTCCGTTTGGCATGTTCAAGGTCGAGGGAGTCATAGGGCAACCGGAGCGTGAAAGGGTCGAGGCCGCGTACCTACGGATGCACAGCGGCAAGGAGCGATGGCACAGGCCTCTGATTCTCGGGTCCGGCACGGAATGGGTCTCTATGGCGGACAGCTTCAAGGATATGGATTTTCCTAACTTGAGGCAAATCACCGAGACCCGAATCTGCATGGTCTTGCAGGTGGCGCCCATCCTCATAGGGGCCTTCTCAGGGCTAGAGCGTAGCACTTTCTCTAATTTCAAGGAATCCGAAATATCCTTTTGGCTACAAACACTCATGCCACACTACCGCAGGATACAAGACTCGCTGAACCTCCACCTCGCGCCAGAGTTTGGTCGTGACGTCCGGGTAAGATTCGACTTCTCAGGCGTCAAGGCCCTACAGGAAGAAGTCAAGGAATTGTGGGAGCGGGTGAATGCCGGCGTCGAAAAGGGCTGGGTGATGGTCAGTGAGGCACGCAGCATGGCCGGACTAGAGGACGCGGAGGGCACAGATGTATTCTTGCGACCTCTTATGCTCCAGGCCGTTGTGCCAGGTGAAGAGCCAGAGCCAGCAGCCCCAACAGAACTACCAGGGGCAAAGAGCTTCAAATCCGCAGAAGAGGCAAAGGAGCGCTGGGCCAGGAGCATCAGGCTCACAGCGCGGGCGTGGAGCGGTCGATTCGAGGAAACGGCGCTTGACCTGCTCCAAGATGATAGGGCCGAACTGGCGAAGATTCTCAAGCGTGAGGGCAAGGCTACGAAGCAGGGGGCGCCATATCGGACCTTCCTTGATGCGGGCGTGACATATCTGATGGTCAGTAAGGATGGCTGGCAGCAAGCATTCCTGCCGCTCTTCACATCCTTGCTTGGGGCACAGATGGAAAACGTGCTGGCCGCCTACGGGATCTCCTGGGACATCGAGAGGCCAGAGGTTCAACAGTTCCTAGACGGCTACACGATGGAGTTTGCCAAGGGCATCACCGGCGTCACTGAAGGTGCTTTGCGCGAGATGGTTGCCACAGCGCAGAGCGAAGGTTGGACGGTCACACAGACCAGGACCGCGCTGATGGAACTGACTGACGCGGCGGGCCATCCAGTCTTTGACAAGGCACGGGCCAATGCTATTGCTAGGACTGAGACCATGAGGTCATTGAACTACGGCACGAAGATGGCCTGGCGGGAGTCGGGGGTGACAACGATTAGCTGGCACGCCTTCCCCGATTGCTGCACCTTCTGCGCGGCCTTGGACGGGCAGATCATCAGCATTGAGGCCAATTTCGTAGACGAAGGCGGGGAAGTGCATGATGCCGACGGGAAGGTCATGCGGGTGACATATGGCGACGTGGGGGCGCCACCTCTGCACCCCAACTGTGAATGCGTGCCGCTGGCAGTAGTGGAATAGGAGATAAACATGCAGCAATCAGGGCAAGACTATTGGGTTTCGACGAATATGGAGCTAACCGGGTTCCGGCGCGCCACGCACAGAGACACGGTAACTATCCTGGCGCAGGGCACTACCACCGAGGCGGTTGACCTACGCGGGTATGGATTACTCGGACTTATCCTCCCCACGCTGACGGCGGGCAACCTGACCTTTGAGGCTTCCGACATAGAGGCCGGAACGTATGTGGCGGTCTGTGACGAGCTGGGTGCAGCCGTGACTATCGTAGCTGGTACAGGTGACATGGCAATCGACGCTACTGCCCTGGCCCCACTCGCGGGTTATCGGTGGGTCAAGATCGTCTCGGCTGCGGCGCAGGGCGCAGATAGAGCAATCATCTGGATATTGAAGGGATAAGCCATGCAACAATCTGGACAAGACTATTGGGTGCCGGTTGACATGGAGCTGACTGGCACGCGGCAGGGGACGCATAGAGATTCGTGCCAGATCCTATACGAGACGGATGACGAAAACTCAAACGCGGTGGATTTGCGGGGCTATGGGTTGCTGGGCCTGATAGTGCCCGCACTCGACCAGGCCAGCGATATTCAGTTTGCCGTAGCCGATAGTGAGGCCGGAACCTATCGGACGCTGTGTACCGCCGGTGGTGTGGCGGTCACAATCGCCCTAGCCGGCGGGGCAGCAGCGATCTCGACAGTGGCGTTGGCGCCGTTGGCCGCCTATCGCTGGGTGAAGATTCACACGACCGTGGAGCAGACAGCCGACAGAACTTTTCTTTGGATACTCAAGGGCTAACAGGAGGCATCATGCCTGACAAATGGGAACCGCAGGAATACAAGGGCTTTCCTTTCGAGCTTGAGGAAAAGGGCCTTGACGTAGAGGAGGGCACGTTCGCTGGTTACGCGGCTATATGCGGCAACCTGGACGACGGGGGAGACATCATAGAATATGGCGCGTTCAAGAAGACGCTGGCTGAACGTGGCCCCGCTAGTGTGAAGAATCGCATCAAGGTCTTCCGCTTCCATGACTTCCATCAGCCTATCGGCAAGACGCTGGAACTCAGGGAAGTACCGAAAAGCAGAATGCCCAAGAACCTGCTTGAGAGCTTTCCCAGCATCACGGGGGGGCTGTACGTGAAGGGGCAGATCAGCCATACCCCAGCGGGCGATGAAGTCCTGACGCTGATGCGGGACGGCGTAGTGGATGAGCTGTCCATCGGCTACGACTCGGTGAAGGAATACTGGGACGAAGACGACGACTCAAAGGCGAGGCACCTGAAGGAGGTCAAGCTATACTGTGCCGATCCGGTTCCCTTGGCGATGAACGCAGCAGCGATGATAACGGATGTCAAGGAGCCCAGGCTGGAAGAGACCGAGGACACAGAGGCCCAAGAGACCGCAGAAGCCGAGCAAGCAGAAGAGACTAGACAAGCGGAAGAAGCACGAGCGGCGCTGATTGCCAGCCGGATTCAGCAGGTGCAGATACAGCGCCAGCAGATAGAAGAACTGTGAGTATGGAGGAGGATGGAAGAGTGGCAGATGAGTTGTACGTCTCATTCACAATCCCCGCTGAGTATGTTCGGCAAGGCGAGGATGGCATGATCTTGAATATGCCCACCACGTATGCGGCAAGCTTGACAAAGGCAATTCGCTATGCGTGTGCCTGCGCACTAGCGGAGGAAACCACGAAGAATATGTCAGATGCCGATGTTAGAAGCCTACTGATTTCACAACTGGCACGAGAGAATATGCCATTGTGGCAGGCGTAACGCTATAAGGCAATACACAAGTTCAAGATTCGAGGGCAAGCCGAGCCGGGCTTGATGTCCACTCACTTGCGGCTCTGACGGGGGCTAGGGTCTCCGTGAGGGCAGGAATGGCGACCAAATACCCATTCACGGAGGTGAGTTGTGGACATCGGAGCACTGAGAGAAGAGGCAGTGGCCTTGAGTACACAGGCTGGTGAACTCTTCGACAAGATTCAGAAGGGAGACGAGCCCTTCGAGAAGATGCAAGAAGCTGAGAAGATGGTCGCAGAGGCGGGGAAGAAGCTGGACCTCGCCACAGGCGGCAAGGCCCAGGCAGAGCAGTTTGCTGTGTTGACCGAGGGTATGGGTTCCCGAACCGCTGGGGCCGCGCCGGAGGAAGTGGCGGAGACGAAGGCGAGATGGGACAGCGCCTTGCAGTGGCTTATGGCGGTCACTGCCAGTGGTGTACCCAAGCACACCAACGCCCTATTGAAGCAGGGCGTCATTCCGCCGGACTTCGAGGAGAAGCTGCTGCAAGAGGCGGTAGGCACATCGGGTGGGTTCCTCTCACCTGTTGCCTATCGGCCCGAGTTGTTTGCCAAGCCGGCAGAGGATGCGATTGTGCGCCCTCGCGCCGTCGTTATCCCTATGTCAACCACGCAGTTGCAGATGCCCTCGTTGGACCAGACGATATTGCCGGCTAACGCAAAGTCGGCATACTTCGCGGGCATTCTGTATGAATGGATCGAGGAAACTGAGAGCAAGCCGGAGCTTGACATAAAGTTCAAGATGATCGACCTGATTCTGCACGAACTGGCCGGCTGGATTCCCGTATCAAACCGCCTGATTGCCCATAGCGCGATCTCAATGGATGCGCTGCTCAGGAGGCTGTTTGGACAGTCAATGGCCGATGCAGAAGATTGGTGGTTCCTGAACGGCAACGGTGTAGGCCAGCCGCAGGGCGTCATCGCGGCACCATGCACCATCCAGCCGAACCGTGCGGGGGCGAATGCGATTGTGTGGGCGGACATCATGGCGATGTACCATGCCTTTGAGCAGAACCCTCGTGGCGTGTGGGTAGCTCACGTCTGCACGATGGAGCAGATCATCGGCCTGAAGGACGGTAACAACAACTATATGTGGATGGCGAACATGAGGGATGGGATGCCCGCCCGCTTGTTGGGCTACCCCATCATCTTCACGGAGAGGGTGCCGAACCTCGGAACAAAGGGGGACATCGGCCTCTACGACTTTGGTTACTACCTGATCGGCGACGGTGAGGGGCCGGTAGTCGAGTCCAGCATCCACGAGCGTTTCAGGGCGAACCAGACGACATACCGCGTGTCCGAGTTGGTGGACGGCAAGCCGTGGCTGAGTGCTCACGTTGACCTTCGGCCTACTGGCGCAGTCGCAATCTCGCCGTTCGTCAGCTTAGACGTGCCGGCGTCATAAGGAGAGTGAAACATGGGAGCCGAGAGAAAACTGACCGAACGCTCACGGTACACTGGCGACTTTGACACCATCGAGACCGGGCCGCTCACGCCCCTGGCGTATGTCGGGCCTTGTCTGCTCGCGCCCCAGGCTGTCGCGGCTGGTGGGCCTTACTATACCCCTACCGTTGACATGCGGGGGTACGAGAAGTGCCTGATCTGCGTCTTGGGCGGGGCCGGGGGCGACAGGGACGTCACCCTGACGCTAGACATCCTACAGGCCACCGCCGCACAGGGCGTGGGGAACACCATAGCAACCGGGGCAAAGGTGCTGGCTGGCTTGGCAGGGACGAAGGAGATTTCTGATGCAGCCGGGGGAGACTATTCCTATGGCGGTTGGTACTACTACAACATGAATAGGAAGTGGCTCCTTGAGGTTGATGTCGAAGAGATGGACGTCGATGCTGGGTTCCGCTATCTGCAAGTGCGCTTCACCGTAGCGGGTGGAAGCTGGCTCCTGGCGATGGAGGCAGAACGCAGCTTGGCGAGCTATGAACCCTGCCCGCAGACGTTTGCAGATGAGGTGGTCGCATGAAAATCAAGTTCCTGACACATTGCCGGGATCTCGTCACCGGGGAGCATTATCTGGAGGGCGCGGTCGTAGACTTGCCGGAGGCCAGGGCGCAGGCCACGATAGACAAGGGCCACGCGGTACGTGTCACTGAGCCACGTGTCGAAGAGCCACGTGGCACTGAGTCCAAGCCCAAGCCCAAGCGCAAGCCCGGCAGGCCGCCCAAGAACAAGGCGGCAGAGGCGAGCGAAGACAAGTGAATAGAGTGGGGGCGGGGCTGTGTCT